AGTGAACATAGAGACGGAGCAACCTTTGTAATACCTAAGTCACATCAAGTTGAGTATGAGCGCACTGTGGTAACGCCTGGTAGTGAAGCGGACAAGAATATCACAGAGCAGCTATCCAAAATCATGAAGGTGGCGGTATGAAAATTTGGGAAGTGGAGCTACGTTTCAAGTGTGATCAAACAGGGTATAGGCGGCTAATAAGAAATGACAGCGAGCTTTTGCAGAAAGCTAAGACTTGGGTTGCCTCTTGCTTAAAAGACCAGCTCGATAGCGTGATTGAGCTAAACGATGATGGCTTTCTTGATGCAGAGGTGAAAGCGATCCGCAGAAACACAGAGCTTATGACTAAAAAAGTTTTGGCTGCCAATAATATCGATCAACTGGTGCGAATGGATTTTTACGATCACCAAGAAATCATTGTTCATGAACGCGTTATTTTTTAAGGATCCGGTGTGAGTATGAAAACCACAAAAGGGTACAGCGTCGCAGGTCTGCAAACCGCCTATCACCCCAAAGAGAATGTGTTTCGAGGCTGGTCGGGCAGATTGAGAGTAGTTGATGGGGATCCGTACTTTGATGAATATTTGAAATGGAATAGCGATGGCTCAGCGTTTAAACATGAATATGGTGATATTAATTTAAAGGATGGTAAGTGATGAACAAGAACATACAAGCACTAGGTCGCATGAAGACAGGGAAGATGAACAACACTGAGAAAGCCTATGCTCATCATTTGGAGATGCAGCGTCGAGCAGGTGAGATATCTTATTACTCTTTCGATGGTATCAACCTACGGTTAGCAGATAACACGTTTTACAAACCAGACTTCTTGGTGATGCGCTCAGATGGTCAGTTAGAGATACATGAAGTTAAGGGCCAGTGGACTGACGATGCACTTGTGAAAATCAAAGTCGCTGCTGACAAGTTCCCTTTCAAGTTCATCGCAATTATGAAGCAAACAAAGAGAAATGGTGGCGGTTGGGATGTTCGAGACTTTTAACGTATAGAAAAGCATAGGTGCTAGCTAGGATTAGCACATTGCTGACAACGATGTCAATTCACATGATTACTGAAGATTAAGGTTGAGGATAAATGGATAAAATATTGAGTCGACGATTTGCCACAAGTCCGCGCTTAGAGTTGCAGCATGGCGACTGGTTAAAGCAGGGTATGGGTGCTAAGACGATTAAATTCGACATTGGGCAAGGCGGTCTGCCTCCTGAAGTGAATTGGGAAGATAAGGCGGCCGCTATTGGATTAATCAAGAGCAAAACAGGTAAAGCCCTAGCTTCTCTCTTAGTATGGGGTGACAACGAGCTGTATGACTGGTCAGAGTCGTTCAATGATGTGGTTAACCACTTAGCAGCTAACATGATTAAATACTGCTTAGAAGACGACAGAGGCGCACCTAAGTCTAAATATACGCTTAATGAGTTGGCGTACAAGATGGCACGTATGACACTGCATTTTGAGCTATATAACTTGTGGTCGCTGTATTCAGTCGAAGGGCGTTTATTGTTTAGTGGTATTGATATGTCGCCAAGCACGTACAGCCATATATGGACCAAGTATCAAGATAAGATGTTAGGTGACATTGATTATTTGATGACCTTTATCAACCAAGATGTGCTTAATTATCGATATAACTTGACCCTTGATTGCAGTTGATGCTATATTTTCTACACTGGCATTCGTTGTAAGTGAAGCCAACCCGATTCAGGCGTTTAGTTAATACTAACCGCCTTTTTTATTGCCTGAGATTTGCCCGATGCCGGAATACCGATATCGGGATTTTTTATGTCCAAAATTTAGCAGGGATGCTATGTGCGAACTAACTAACCAGCAAGCTTATGATTACTATCATGAGGTAACCGAGTCGTGCGCCAAAGAATATTGGCTGCAGTTCCTGAAGGACCGAGCTAATAGAGGTGTGGAAGGCGCTCAAGGTTTTGTAGATAAGATTGAGTTTTATGCGTAATGCTAAAATAATATACTGAAAATATGTTGTTAAAATTAAGAGTCAACAATTGAATTTCTCGTACCTAGTACCCATATATTTTCTTCAATTAATATAAAATTAAGGAAGAAAATATGAGTGAAAATAAGTATTCAATCGGAGATATTGTTAAGTTAAACGCTGGTGGACCAGATATGTCAATTTTAGGTTTTGGAGCTAGAGCCTTAAAAGAAGGTTTCCAAGGTACGTATAAGTGTCAATGGTTTGCTGGTAAGAAACTTGAGCATGGTTTATTTACTGAAGAGAGTTTATTGAAGGTGGTTGACAGCGATGAAGGTTGATACAGTTGTATTGTGGATGCTGAACCTGCTTGAGAGAGATACGTGCTTGTATCAAGACGATGTGGCCGATTACCTAATAAAAAATAACGCTAACGATTTATTGAAAGAAAATGCTGATGGTAACGTTGTTCTTAACAACAATGTTTTAAATGCTTTTAAAAAAGCCACTGAAAACAATGTTGTTTGGGTTCGATCGGGATTTTACTGGAGATATAGAGTCGCTGAAGATGAGCCAGGTAGAAACGCTAGAGGTTAATATTAAAGCCGCCAAATAGGCGGCTTTTTTTATGTCTAAAATATAGTGCTGCCTTCTATGTTGCTACCACAAACACTTTTGCCCTCACTTGATTGTGCAGGGCATTTTTTATACACGCTGATTGGAGGTGAGCATGTCGAAAAGACCAATGCCTCCTAATACTGATCTACGTCCATTGATAGCAGCACCAGAGATACACGAATGGCTGCACGCTACGATACTAAATCCTGATCATGAGTGGTTCAACGAAGACCATAGACACCTGATGGAATACTCAGTAACTGAAATAGCGTTTATGTGGGCTCAAAGTGAATACGTTAAAGCTGGTAAACAGATATTAGGCCAGTGTGAGAAAGTCATGATGATGGCTGGTGGTTGGAAAAAGACACGTCAGGAAATGTGGTTTGAAGACACACTGGGTGATGTGCCTGAATACTTGGTGACGCTTGATGCCAATTATTGCCGTGATTGTACAGACGCTGAGTTTGCTGCATTGGTTGAGCATGAGATTTATCACATGAGGCATAAACCAGATATTTTTGGTGACCCATCATTTAAAGCAGACGGCAGACCACAGCTTGAATTGATTGCTCATGATGTTGAAGAGTTTTTCGGAGTCGTCAGACGATATGGCGGTGATGAAGCGGTTATTAAGATGGCTGAGTTGCAAGATTGTGAGCCGCAAATAAAATACTAATTACCTTTACTTAGCGATACGAGAGAGCATTTATGGCGACCCTTAACAATAAGGTTAAGGCCTTTATTGTACAAGGGCTTGCTACCTATATGACCCCATCCGAAGTAGTGGAAGCTGTCAATCAAGAATTTGACGGACTAAAAGTTACAAGACAGCAGGTATCGAACTACGACCCTGGCAAAGCAGCTGCAGTTAATTTATCCCAGAAGTGGAAAGACCTATTCAAGCAATTCCGTGATGACTTTAACAACGATATTCAGGCAATACCAATTGCTAACAAAGCCTATCGATTAAACATGCTTGATCGTATGGCGCGTGATGCTGAGAAGTCAAAGAATAGACCATTGGCGGCAAGCTTACTCGAGCAGGCAGCTAAGGATGTGGGCGAGGTGTTTACCAATAAACAGAAAGTCGATAACACATCGAGTGATGGATCAATGGCGACTAAGCCTAATGTTATTCGTTTAGTGGCTCCAAAGGTAGATGAAAATGGGCGAGCAATTAAATGATGAAGTCTATGCTGACATAACGATACCACCAAAACTTATACCAGTATTTGAATCTAAGTCACGCTACAAAGGTGCTTATGGTGGCCGTGGTAGCGCTAAGACACGTACATTCGCATTAATGACAGCCGTAGAGGGTTATCGACTAGCCGAAGCAGGCGCTAGCGGCATAATCCTATGCGGCCGTGAGTATATGAACTCACTTGAAGAGTCATCGCTTGAAGAGATTAAACAGGCAATACGCTCAGTTGATTGGCTTAATGATTACTATGAGATTGGCGAGAAATATGTTCGCACTAAGAATAGGCGTGTTGCTTATGCCTTTACTGGTCTACGTCACAACTTAGATAGTATCAAAGGCAAGTCACGCATACTGCTCGCTTGGGTAGATGAGGCTGAGAACGTCAGTGAAAAAGCGTGGCAGAAACTACTACCTACCGTTCGTGAAGATGATTCAGAAGTTTGGATAACTTGGAACCCTGAGAACGAGGGTAGCGCCACCGACAAACGCTTTAGAAAGAAGTACAACGAATTCATAGTTGAGTTGAATTACAGCGACAATCCATTCTTTCCAGATGTACTTGAGCAAGAGCGACTTAATGATCAAGAAAACCTTGATGATGCAACCTACTGCTGGATTTGGGAAGGTGCTTATCATGAAGCATCTGATGCCCAAATATTTAACGGTAAGTTTGTCGTCAAAGAGTTTGCGAGACACCCAACATGGAATGGTCCATACAACGGCTTGGATTTTGGATTTTCTGCCGATCCAACGGGCGCGACAAACTCATGGGAAAATGACGGCATTCTTTATATCGAACATGAGGCGTGCAAGGTTGGTCTTGAGATTGACGACACGCCAGATTATTTGAAAGACAATATACCAGGCATTGAGAATTATGAAGTAATAGCTGATAACGCTCGACCTGAATCAATAAGCTATCTAAAGCGTAACGGCATACCAAAAATTAAGGCCTGCGTTAAGGGCAAGGGTAGTGTTGAGGATGGTATTGCTCACCTCAAAGGTTATAAGCAAATCGTCATACATCCTCGATGCGTAAAGACCGCTCAAGAATTTAGATTATACAGCTATAAGACTGACCGATTAAGCGGTGAGATATTGCCGGAGATTATCGATAAGCATAACCATTTGATTGACTCACTAAGATATGCACATGAGCGCACTATGAAGCGTGGTGCTAACACTAAACGACATAGAGCCACTGCTGGCAAACGGACGTATAGATGAATGATATAACTGAAAAGCCGCGTTACCGTGTCACAGCAGGTAAGGCGCTAAGCCAAGAGCAAGCAACTGACCTACGAGGTAAGACTTTTTACCGTTACCTGATCCGTACTGATACTGACGAGATTCTTAAGAAAGCGGGTGTCAGTCGTCATGCGCTAAAGACATTACTTACTGACCCAGACATTGACCAAGCGATTGATAGACGTGAAGAAGAGTTAGGCAATGCGACTTATACAATTACACCAAGTGAGGGCGCTGTTGCTGATTTTGTCTATGAGCAGCTAGACCTACATCTTGGAACGATATTGCAAGGATCATCGCTTAGTAAGTGGTACGGCTATGATGTGATTGAAATGCTATGGGGTAAGGATAGCAGTGGGCGTAATGCAGTCACTACAATGATGTCTAAGCCTATTCAGTGGTTCGAGCCGCTATCTGGCGGTGCACTACAATGGTTCCCGAACGATGGTAGTCAGCCGGTCATGATTAGTGATCAGAAAGATTTCTACTATCGCTATCTATATCAGCAGCATAAGCCAACATATCTAAACCCTAAAGGCAAATCATTATTAAGCCGTGTTTACTGGCTGCACTACTTCAAGACCAACGGCTGGCGTTTTTGGTCTAAGTTCTTGGAGCGTTTCGGTTCACCTTTGCTTATTGGTAAGACTGATGCAACCAGTGAAGAAGATGCGCAGAAATTTGCAGATGCAGTACTTGCTGCACACAACTCAGGCGTCGTCACTATCAACATTGACGAAGACGTGACAGCTGTTACTGGTGGCGGTAATGGCGAGGCATTTGTTAGCTATGACTCAGTAGTTAAGCAAAGTATTACGACTTATTTGCTAGGTCAGACGCTTACCAGTGGTACGGACAAAGGCGGTACTTACGGCCAAGGTGTCGTTCACCAAGAACAGCAAGAGATTATCTTTAGCAGCGACCGTAAGCATGCGCTCAAAGCCGTTCAACGATTCATCGATGTTATCTGTACGGCTAATGGATTTGAAGCGCCTGAGTTTAAATGGGTGGCTAAGAAGTTTATTAATCAAGAGCAGTTAGACGCTGATAAGAAAGCGCATGATATGGGTGTGAGGTTCACCAAGTCATATTTTGTTGATGAGCATGGCTATAACGAGCAGCATATTGCTCATATGGACTATGGTGATGGCGCTATCAAATTGCCAACATCAGCACAAGCCAATCGTTATACGTCGATGGCTAATAAAACGTGGCTGCCATTTAAAGCAGCTGACAGTGACGGTGAGTTTACTGACGAACAACAAGAGCTTGAACAGGTGGCAGATGATGCGCTAGATTCGAGCGTACAGCCGTTTGAAACTAATGCGGTGCTATCAGCTATAAGTAACGCTACGGACGCTGACAGCTTACGTGAGTCGCTATTTAACCTATGCGGTGAAGGGTTGGCTGATAGCGAGTTTACTCAGTTGGTTAATACTGCAATACAGGTCGCTGATGTGCATGGTTTCGCTGATGAATCGAGTGAGGTTTAAACCATGACAGTAACAGCAGCATTTGACGTAAAGTTCATCGAAGCCATTGCTTACGCTTTAAACCGTAACGTGGTTTTACCAGATGAGTACTACGACCGCATGACACCAATACAGCGTCAGCAAGCGGTATCTATCGCAGGGCTTGGGCAGACTGAGCAGATTAAGCATGTGATGGGCTTGGTCAATGATCAACTCGATAGTGGCGGTACATTTGCAGACTTTCAAAACGCTGTAAAAAAAGGTGACATTGATATCAATCTACCAAGGCATCGGCTAGACAATATCTTTCGTACTAACATTCAAGGCGCTTATGGCCGTGGTCGATGGTATCAGCAGCAGCAAAACAAAGATGAGCGCCCTTATTTGATGCGTGACGGTATCAATGATATTAGACAGCGCCCAGCTCACAAGGTGCTAGATGGTGTAGTCAGGCATATTGATGATCCATTTTGGCAACAGCACTATGCTCCTGATGGGTATCGTTGTCGTTGCATTATGCGTTCGCTGACTGAATCTCAAGCTCAAGCGAAAGGCATTACCGATGATGGCAACTTGCCAAACGTGCCAAACGATAAAGATTGGATTGGTGGTACTCCTGCACAGTACACGGGCAACATGAACAAGCTAGTCAATGACAAGATAGCCGAACTCGCTATCACGTACTACAAGCAGTCAGATGCGATTTTGGCAGCAAGACAGCGTATTGAGGCGGCTATCACAGTGATGTTGGCACAACCAGTGCCGGAGCTTGCTTTGATGATTGATGAGGCTAAAGAGCTGATTGAGGAAGAAAGCGAATGAATAAATCACGAATACTCAGAGCTGTTGTGCTGTTGATAGACATAGCATTGGTCATCTACTCAAAAAGACGTAAAAGAAAATAACCAATAAGCCGCCGATTAGGGCGGTTTTTTAATGGGTGGTATTTATGATTGATGAGGATTGCAGAAACGAAGAAAGCGATATTGTCAAAGGAAGCGTTTGGCAGTTACTAGGATCAGGTTTGCTGATTGTCGTGTCGAATATAGATGACGGATGGGTTATCAAAGAGCAGCTAGATGAAAACGGTATGCGTAGAACGCTGAGCATGGATATACCACAATTTCTGTCTTTTTATAAATTATTTTACACGCCAAAAGAGCATAAACAGGAACAACCATGAACTTACAAGCAAAGATTAAGCGCGACATTGATAGTCATGCGCCCATGAGCTGCACAGGGCTTGAGCATCAGCTTGCATCTATCGACTTCAAGGCGCTATCACGCTATGACGGTGATGATAGTGAAGCGGCTTACACAGTTGAGAATGGTGTAGCAACTATCGATGTACGTGGCTTGCTAGTACCTGAGACCTCAAGCGACTATCGCTCATGGGGCGTAACAGGTTATGCAAACTTAGCGGACTACATACAGCAAGCCAATGACGACTACACAGTGACTAGCATTGTCTTAGACATTGATAGTGGCGGTGGTTATGTCGCAGGGCTTGACGGTATCACCGAGACTATCTACCAGTCTACAAAGCCTATTGAAACGTTCGTCAGTGGTGATATGTATTCAGCTGCTTACTGGTTAGGTGCTAGCACAAGCAAGGTTACAGCATCCAAGCAATCGGGCATTGGCAGCATCGGTGTTTATGTGGTCCACACCGAAGAGAGCGGATGGCTTGAGCGTTACGGTGAAAAGGTTTCATTGTTCCGATCAGGCAAGTGGAAGGCAGCATTCAACTCATTCATGCCACTGACAGATGATGAAAAAACACGTTTACAAGAAGGCGTCGATGAATCAGCAAGCATCTTTTTTAATCATGTGGCAGCACAGCGCAATGTTGATGCTAAAACAGTTAAAGGCTGGGAAGGCGATGTATTTACCGCCGTCAAAGCCAAAGAATTAGGTCTGATTGATGTGATTGCTGACAGTGTCGCAGTCTCAAGCAGCACCGCACAGAGCAACAATAACCCCGAGGAGTACGACTTGAACGAGTTAGAGAAGGCGCAAGCCAAAATCGCAGAGCTGGAGAAATCCGAGGCTCTAGCCAAGCAAGAAGCAGTAGATGCTAAAGCCGCTGCACTTGCTGCACAAAATAAATTAGCGGAAACGCAAGCGTCAACACGCCAAGCTGCTATTGATAAATTAGCTGCTGATACTGGCCGCACGTTTGACGAAAGCCAGCTAAACGCATTTAAAGCAATGGATGAAGCGCAGTTTGCTGTAGCTGAGTTTATGGCTAAACCTGTTGAAGCAAAAGCGCCTGAACTGCCAGATGGTCTTGATAAAGCTCAAGCAACAAATGGCCGCGAAGGTGGCGAAAGTAAAATTCTAGCGGCTGTCAATGCTGCAAAAGCACAAGGAGCTAAATAATGGTTGATTTCAACTATACAACTGAGCAGCCGTTAACAGTCGATGTTGCACCTATCACTGATAGCGTCGTACCTACAACTGGTACTGCATACAAACGCGGTGACTTACTGGTGATTGCTGCTGGCACCAACGTAGCGACTCACAGTGATGCATCAACAGGCGCACAAGCTGATTGGCATGTTATCTGTCTGGCTGACGTAACTGCTGAGCAAGCCACTGCCAAGATTGCTGCAGGTGTTGAAATGCCTGTGTATGTTGCGGGTAAGTTTGATGTTGCGGAAGTCAAGCTGAACGGCGTGGCACTCGATGCGACTCAAAAACTAGCGGCGCGTGCATACGCTAATCGCTCAACTAAAATCACGCTTAGCGTAGTTAAATAAGGACAAATATTTATGGCTACTTTTAATATCGAAGGCGCTGAAATTGAAACAGCATCTTTTGAAGAACTTGGCGCGGTTTATGATCATAGTAAGCCGGTCGACACTTTTTTCCGTGACCGCTACTTCAGCGATGAAGAATACTTAAACAACGAAGACAAAGTACCTGTAGGTGACATCAAAACCTATATTCCGCTAGCACCTGCTGTGGTACCAACAGCTCAAGGCCGTGTCATCAAAGATAAGGTTGAGTTGAATGTTAAATATATTCCAGCGCCTTACTTTAAACCTGCCTGTGTTGTAGAGCCTAGCAGCAAAATTAAAGCGAAAATGCTCAAGCTATTGCAGACCATGCGCGTGATTGCTACCAATGCTGCAGGTGTACCGCCAACAATGCAAGATGAGTGGGAAATGGCAGCAGCAGTGTCTTACTGGACTATCCGCGAATCATTGTCTGCCCGTATCGCTATTATGTGCCGTGATGCTTTGCTGTACGGCAAGGTTGTTGTAGAAGGTGATGATAATGCGGGTGTGACCGTTGATTATGATCGTCATAGTGACTTAACGTTTAGTCCGCTTATTGCATGGGACCAAGCAGGTGCCACGCCATATGAAGACATTCGCGGTATGGTCAAAGACTTGGTGAAGCATGGTAAGCGTCGCCCAGTTGATGCATTAATGTCTAGCCGTGTTTTTGATGCGATGGCTGACAACGCCACTTTTAACGATAAATTCACAGCATCAAAAGACAGTACTGCTACTCGTGTGTTTGATGGCGCCTTTGGTGGCGAAACTGAAGCAACTTTGCGCGGTACGCTTGACGGCATTGAATTTTGGACGTATGACGCTGAGTTTGATACAGAAGATGGTACTAGTGAGCTAATGATTCCAGAAGATGGTTTTTGGTTAATCTCTGAGCGCGCTAATAAGCTGTACTTCTGCATGATTAAGCATCGTAAAAACCCTGCTAAATTAGCAATGGAATTGATGCCTTACCATGTATTTAGTGATGATCCATCGGTCGATAAGTTTATTGCTGACTCTAGCCCTCTGCCTGTGCCAATCAATAAGAATGGTGCGTGTGGCGGTACTGGTTTTATCACTCTTTAATATCAACTAACTTTAATCGCCCTGTCTAATCGCAGGGCTTTTTTTGGAGAAAATTATGTCTAAGTATATTGCAAAACAATCGGTAGGTCGTTTTAAGACTGGCGAAGTCGTCGAAGGCTTGACCGAAGATCGTGCCAAATTTTTACTAAGCAAAGGTGCTATCGAAGAAGCTGACGGTGAAGGCAATGAAGTAGTGGAGCTAGAAAAGCTTACCAAAGCCGAGCTAACAGCTTTACTCGATGAAGAAGAAATCGACTACAACGACTCAGATACCAAAGCTGAGCTAATCGCACGCTTTCCGAAGGACTGATTATGTACGCGACTCATGACGATTTAATAAGCCGCTTTGGTGCGCTTGCTATAGCTGAGCTTGAGTCGATGCATAACGACGGCTTGCTTGCGGTCACTAACGCGCTGTCAGACGCATCAGAGAAGATGAACAGTTACTTATCCATACGCTATCAAACGCCATTGAATAAGACTGAGCATTTGAAACTGGTGTGCTGCAATATCGCAAGATACCTACTGTACATGAACGACGCAACGGGTGAGCCAGAAGACCGCTATAAAGAGGCGCTTAAATGGCTGCAAGACGTTGGCGCAGGTAAGGCTAATGTCACGTTTGCTGAGCCATTGAGTGCCACCGAACAACAAAGCACTTATGTTAAGCCTGCTGTACCAATTGGGAGTAGCTACCCTGGTCAAATATTTGGTGATGATGTCTTTGCCAAGATGCCTAATGTGAGGTGACTATGTTTGATGCAGAGCTATCAGGTGGGGACGAGATAATCAGACGGCTGGGCGACTTGTATTTTGATAATAAAAAAATGCAGAAGTTTAGCCGCTTGACTGGTGCTGAAATGGTCCATCAAACTGAGGAGCGTTTTTATAATCAGCATGATCTACAGCGTCAGCCGTGGATACCCTCTCAACGTGCAATAAAGCAAGGCGGCGATACACTACGCAAAGATGGTCGTTTGTTAGCGTCATTGACCTATATTGCTCTTCCTGACGGTGTGAAGTGGGGCACAAACGTTGTTTACGCTCGCATGATGCACTACGGCGGTAAAAAGGCGATATTCCCGCACTTGTGGGGCGATATACCTGCTAGACCGTTTTTGGGTATGAACGAGAACGACCGCGCTAGTGTGCTTAACATCATTAATCGAATTATGGACGTGGACTTATGAGTAATTATTTTGCAGTAGGTCTTGGCCTAATCGAGCATTTAGAAGCTAAGGCTGACGAGTGGGGCGTTAAGCACATCGGAACTGTCGCAGATATCAGCAAGATTAATAAGCAAATCACACCTGCGCTCTATGTTGTCAATACAAGCAATAATCCGAACGCTATCGGCTCACTAGACAGCGTGGACGTGCAGCAATGGACGGTTGTTATCGCAGTCAGTAATCAAGCCTCACAGACAGATACAGCAGCTCTTATGCGCGATGCAGGAGAGCTTATCGGCAAGGTGATTAATCATGTGCAGGGTTATCAGCTAGATGACTGGCACGGTGCCTTACAGCGTACTAACACATCAGGCAGACCAGACTATTTCAGCACGTTTGCGCTTTACCCTTTCACTTTTAGTACACAATTCAAGCCTTAATTGAGGGGAATTAACTCATGGCAGATAATTTAAACCAATCCCACGCCTTTATTGGTAAGGGTAAAATCTATATGACACCAGTTAAAGATGGTGTTAAGCAGTCAGCATTTTGGGTGGGCGTAGCGTCAGCACTTGCGTTTAGTCACTCAGTCGAGGACAAACAAGAGCTGTTTGAACATCATTCAGGCAACTCGCAACTTTGGGACGTGAGTGAGGGTAAGAAAAAAACCTCTATCTCATTAACCATTCAAGAGCGTCGCGATGATGCAATGCGTGCAGCACTGCAAGCAACTGTTGAGATTGTGGCAGCCGCTACCGTAACAGGCGAAAGTCATAACATTGGCGAAGTTGGCGATATGGCCTTTTTGAAGCATGGCAACGTGTCAGACGTGGCAATTACTGATGCAGATGCAGGCCCGTTAGTAGTTGGCACTGATTACACGGTTGATGCTGATTATGGTCGTATTGAGCTAGTCACAGGCGGTCATACAGCGCCATTGTCTATCGATTATGGTTACGGTGAGTCTAAAGTAACCAAGCCTATGACCGACGATGTTGATTACTACGAAGTCCGCCTTGATGGTATCAACACGGTTGGTCAGCAAGGTCGTCAGATTACGACTGCTTACCGCGTCAAACTTGATCCAGCTGATACTTATGACCTCATCAATGAGAACTTTGCAGAGATGAGTATCGAAGGTGAGTGTCTGTTTGATGAAGATGCAGGTGCAACGTATCAGGTTGTGAACCTTTAGATTTATAGGTCTATGTGAAATTGCATAGACCTGTTTTTATTTAATTAAGTGACTGCGTGACGGTTGCTTACTCAAATAAAAAGGACTCATTATGCGTACTAATGCACAAACCAAGCTGACGAATACAGCGACCAATGAGGTTATCGTCTTATCAGACAGCCTTTACCCAGAGGGTGAGCACGACTGGTCAGCGATAGTATCAAGCAATAAGTACGCGCTTGACGGCACTCTAATAATTGAGCAGTCAGAGCGTAAAGCTGGCAGACCGTACACGATGCAAGCGCCTGCTGGTCATGGCGTGCTATCACGAGCAACGGTCAATGCGCTCAAATCTGAGCGTGACAAGCTAGGCGCGACGTTTTGGCTAGACTATCTAGCAGATGGGGCGGTAAAGCGTGTAAAGGTGATATTTGACACGACGCAAGAGGCCATCAATGCAACGCCAATCAAAGGCTCGACCAGTCCACAGTTGACTGATTATTACAATGTAAAGCTCAGTTTCTTAGAGATACCGAGCGTGTAAATGGTATGATTAAGCATACTTTTGATGGGGTGTGTTATGAGTGATGATAAAATAATTACCATAAATGACATAGATAGATTGCGTGACGAGCGCGATAGTATTTTTCGCAACATAGAAGCGTCAACAAACACATCAGAGCGCAAGTCGTTAAAATGGGCTTGGCACATAAAGCAAGCGCAGTTAAGGCTATGCACCGATAAAATCAGCTCTTTGCCTAGCAGCGATTTTGGATGCGATAATGAGTGATAAATAGCATTAATATAAATTATAAAAGGTGTTTAATATGAAAACTGTATCATTCGATGACTATATAGCATCACTACCTATCGAGCGTCAAAAGCGCATTAACGATAGAGCAGCAAAACTAATTGCCAAGATTAAAAAGTAAACCCTAATAGTAAAACCATAGCCCACTCATCGTAGTGGGTTTTTTAATGCCTAAAATTTGACGGATGACGACATGGCAATTACTCAAAACGATTTAGAAATACTAAAGTCTGAGATTATGGCTGATACGCCTGATGGTGGTGGATTGCCAACGGGTATTGCTGTTATCGATGGCGTATCTAATAACTTATTCCCCGATGTATCTGACATTGACCGCTTATTGGGTCGTGTACGTCTGCGTAAAGTATCGCTAGCAGTTAAGACAGCTAATGCCGAGCTATTGCAAGCGACTCGTATGCTATTTACAGAGCTACCTGATAACCCAAATATCAGCGTGTTTGCCTTTAAAGCAACATCGTTTGCAGACCAGCGTTCAGATGCTCAGAACAAGATTGAATCATATCTAACGTTTGGCTCGCGCTGGTCAGGTCATGTGCTCGAAACACAATTAGAGGGTCAAAGAGTAATACAGATATCGCTAAATAGTACAGACGATGTGCCAAAAGTTGGCAAAGCTTTGGTACTTGTACAAAACGAAGGGCAGTCTGACGAATTTTATCAGTATCTACGCCCCACGAATGTTGATACTGCCATGCGTAGCTTTACGCGCAACACAAATGGCAGTGTTACCTCGGTGAGCCGGACTGTTGCTACTATCGAGTTTGGCGAAGCATTGCGCTACACGTTTAACGGTCTGACGGTTTCTGAGTTTTACAATAATAGCTCAACCGCAAGACGTGCTGTATTGCGTGAGGCGCAAGTGTCTGATGCTGCTAAATATTACAGTGCATCGCGTTTGTCTGAGCCAGTAACAGCCATGAGCACAAGACAGGTGCGCCTAAACTCGGTCTATGTGCAAGTTGTGCCAAGCTCAACTACTGAGACACCACTACCACTGATTGACCCTGTGGGGCAGTCTAGTACCTTAGTACGCGCATCTGATGGCACAATTAGCATCAACAAGTCGGTATCTGTTAGCTCAACGACACCATGGCAAATTGGCTCAACCATTTATCCATCATCTATGTCGTTGACTATTAGTGGCATCACGATGACTGATGTAGATGGCGAGTTAAAAGACTCGTCTGGCAATATCTACGCATCAGTTGATTATAGTAGTGGCCTTGTCACATGGTACAACACAGCAAATTTTGGCATACAAACAGTGGTGGGCAGCTTTGCACCTGCAAGCTCATTGATGCGCGTCATGCAAAGTGAGATTATCTACACGCCAGAAAGCTCGGTTGGCACAAGCTATTTGCGCCAATTACAAGCCAAGCCAAGTCCTAGCAGTATGCGCGTCAGCTTTCAGGTTGGCGGTAATGTAACGACGATCCGTGACGATGGGCGCGGTAATCTGATTAATGATGATGGCACTGCATACGGTATTTTAGATTACGAAAATAGCTTAGTGCAGTTGGTGCTGCCAGCGATACCTGATTCAGAATCAGCCATTATTTTTACGTATTCAACCGATTTGGGTACGGTCAGCGTTGGCGGTCAAACAATCAAAGGTGGTTTTGAGTTTGCAGCAGGTGCCTACCTACCGCCAAACTTTACTATTACATGGGGCAGTAAAACAGCTACCGTGACAGGCAGTGTTATCAGTGGCGATGCAACAGGGACTTTTGATGGGTCAGTAATACGTATTACACCTAACACGCTACCAGCGCCCAATACTGTATTTACCATCACGTATGACAAGCCGGTTAATGATTCACAAGTAAAAAAGGGTGATATAACTGTTCCGTTTTCATCAAAAAATACGTTTAAATTTAATATTGGCAAGGTTGATGCGGGTAAATTTAATGCACGGTTCCAAGTAAAGCAGGGTAACTGGGTAACGGATAGTTTTGAGTACGTTAAGCTGCCAGAGTGGGGTTTTACGATCAAAGATGATGGCGCAGGTAACATCGTTAAGATCGCGAACAATGGCGCTAGCCCTAACACTTGGACTAAAACCTCAAAGGACTTGGTTTTTGATATTAGCGGTACGATTAATTACGCGACAGGGGACGTAACCATCTTTTTTGGCGCAACCGCTGAGCTTATTGATGTAGTCGCTAAAATCAGAAAAGATCCTGCTTTTAAATATTTTAAGTATATTGACGCTAAAGTTGTGTCTTACTCAAACAAGTACACACCTGTGACCGCTGACGCAACAGAAATAGATGTTATCTATAGCGCAACAGAGGACTTGTCAGGTATCACGACAGAGACATTGACGCGCAATGCAACCGAGTTAAAACTTACAATTCCTGATAGCAACGGTGCGCCCGTGTTATCAGGTTCTGTTAGCTTGTTAAGTGCAAAAGATATTAACGGCTCAATGACGGTCGATGGCGTAACTGTTGGCAGTATTGAATATACAACAGGTAACGTCACGCTCACATCGTGGGCACAAGTTGCCAACAATATCAATGTAGATAGTGCTGTCCGTGAGTTTGCGGTGCCTGCATTGTCAAGCATTGCATTTAGGACGGCTAGCGCGCCCATTAAGATAAACACATTTTCGATTCATCTAAAAGCAGGTGGTACTACATACCAGTTGCAAGCGGATGAGGACGGTGTGTTTGACCAAGCGGTTGCTTATGATGGATTTCTTGGTAACGACATATTGACGAATGGCATTACGGGTTTTATTGATTATCAGACTGGCGTTGTGGCGCTTTACGGCAATAATATCGATCCTGAATCTGTGACTTATACAGGCATGGCCTACAGCTATTTACCACTTGATAAAGACCTGATTGGACTTGATCCAGTGCGCTTGCCGACTGATGGTCGAGTTCCATTTGTCCGTAAAGGCGACAGCATAGCTATCACAGAGCTTAAGACAATGGCTCTGCCAACAAACGCACCAAACGACACGTTTGATTTGGGTTTTGAACGATTATCTGATGTAGGTGTTGTTGATGCTAATGGTTTAAAAGTGAGCTTTGACTATCTCGATGTTGATTTAGATGCAGGTACTTTGACGCTTAATAGTATGTTTGATATGTCATTTTATACAGCGCCACTGACTGCTAAATATCGCATTATGGATATTGCGCTAGTCATTGAGACGGATATATCAGGTCGTGTGACGCTATCAACGCCTATCACGCATGATTACAGCACATCAGCGGTATTTAGCTCAATGCTACTCGCTGGCGATATGCAAGCTCGTGCTTACAATGTCATTAGTCAAAAGTCATGGACGAGCGTGTTTAGTGATACGTTAATTGGTGATAAAGCGACATCACAGTTGCAAGTGACTAACAATCCGATTGTCGTGACAAACCGTGATGCAATCGAGGAGCGATGGGCGCTAGTATTTACCAGTCAAACGGCATTCAATATTATCGGTCAGACAGTTGGTCAAATTGGATCAGGATCAACAACTACGCTAACAGCACCTATTAACCCGATGACTGGGTATCCTTATTTTACAATACCTATTGCAGCGTGGGGGCTTGGTTGGTCAGCTAATAACGTGGTACGCATTAATACCGCAGCCGCTAAGTATCCTGTATGGATTGGTAACGCGATACAGCAGCATCAAGGCAGTAGCAGTGATAACTATGATTTTACGATTGGTTATCATGCAAACATTGATAGAGACAGGGTGGTGTCATGATATTAAGTATTGATGCAAAAAACGCAGCGCTACAAGGGATTGCCGATAAGCTCAATGTTGGCACAAACTCGGTGCTATCAATCTATGTGGGCGCAACGCTTGCCGCTGAGATTGCCTTACTTAATCCTGTGCAAGAATCTATTGCTGATGCTGTCATGACGTTTAAAGTGCCCCCAAAAGTTTTAGCAATAGCATCAGGCGTGCCAACGGTGGCAAATATTTTAGATGCTAGCGGCACATTGATCGCTACGCTTGATGTGGCAACCGAACTTACGCTTGATAAGGCGCAAGTATATCAAGGTGGCTATGTGACGCTGACAGCACTAACTATGGGCGTGTGATATGGCAACTATAAACGGTAAAGCAAAACGCTATGACGGTACAGCGATTGATTATGTGTTGTTATTCCAATGGAAAACAGGCAAGTGCCTTGGTAAATCAATACCAGACACAGCAGGGAATTGGTCGTTTGACTACGATACCAACTTGATAGTCGGTATTACTTATGTCGCTGATGGGTGTGAGCCTATAACACATGGCGCTTACGAATTTGTACTAAATAAATAAGGATAATCATGAGCTTTTTAAATCCAGTTAATGAGCCAGTACTACGATTTAGTAGCACAGATGCGGGTGCGCCACAGATCAACTATAACGCTCGCGCGGCAGGCGATGTTAAAGCTGTGCTTAAAGCGTGTTTGGTAACGGGATACGGCACCAAGGCTAGTGCAGGTTGGACAGCAACAAGCGATGCAGCTAATGTGGTTGAGTTTATAAGTCCAAACATGGATATGGCTGACTACAAGATAGGTATTGACGATGGGGCGACTACCTCAACTTGGTACTATTATTATCAAGGCGATAGAGTTAATCCGCAAAATAATACTGCGTCAAAAACAATGGCAAATATAAACAAGTCAAGTTCCCAAAATGGGTGGCAATTAATTGTATCTGCGCGAGGAATGTACTTGATTGAGATAATTACTCTCACGTCAGTCAGTAAAACGGCGGCGAGACTAACATTTTTTGGCAATATAAAATCAGGGATGATTGATAATTCAGGTATAAATATCGGGTTTTGGTCTGTCGGTGTTGGCGCACCCATAGGTACTTTTATAAATATGTTTGACCTCGTTAATAGTTACAATATATGTCATTACAAACTTAATACGCGTACCGCATTAGAATTTGGCGCATCAAATATCAACTACCACGCGACATCTTTATCGACAAATGGTAGCTTATTTTCCAACGAAATGCTTAGTGAGCTTTTTTTAACGTGGAACTATCAGTTTGCAGCGCAGCAACCCGGAATGCTCTTAAAAACACCAGCCAGCACTGATGCTATTTATGGTATTTATGACAGCGTGGTAAACAGTAGGCCTGCATTGAGTGTGTGCGTTGGTTATGCACACTCTACCGCACTACAGACCTCTTACCAATCTAAACCTGTTGTTATTTATCTTGATTACTGGGGCTATTGATATGGTTATCGCAGGAAACTACACCCCTATTACTTTGTTGTATAGTGGTTATATTGCTGGTTCGGGTGACGGTATTGTCACAGTTAAAGGTGAGCCTGCATCGCGTAAAATATGGCTGCTCAACGCTCAAACGATGGCGGTTGAGCAAGTTATCACATCTTTAAAAAATGGTCATTATATTTTTCTAGGTCTTAATCCCGATAAGAAATACCTAGTAATGGTACGTGACTACAAAAAAGAGTATGAGCCGTTTGTGTGGGATGACGTAACGGCTGCTAACGACTTAACGATTGATGAGCAAGTAGCACTACAAGAAACTTGGAAAACTTAAAATAAAATGAGGTAATTATGGCTAACGCATTGCGCCTCATACTTGAGCGTTATATCGCAGTACAACCTAAAGCGAATAAGCTATCGTTACCACTTGACCGTAATTCAGGTGACATAACGCGCTATAAGTATGTTTTAGCCAATGCTTTACCGTTACGCATGGAGCGATTAAGCAGCGAGCAGCCTGAATCTAATGTGCTACCGCTTAGTATGACCCAACCGCTAGGCACGATAGCACCGCCTTTATATTTTATATCCAACAGCTTGCCGTTACCGTTAACAGTAGCGACAAGTGAGCAACCAGCATCAAACGTTTTACCGCTTAACATGAGCCGCAGACTTGGCACTGCGGTTGGTGTGCCAGTTACACCGCCTGATGTTGCCGATGTAAATGTAACGGTCAATGCAGTTGCAAGCATAATGCCAACAGCCAACGCCAGTGTGTCAGCAACAGAAGATGATGCGGTAGCGGTATCAGTCACAGCAATAGCAGATATAACGCCTATTGCGAGTGCTACGCTGTCTGCCGAATCGCTTGATGTTGCCGTTACGATTACCGCTGTAGCTACACTAAACCCCACAGCAAGTGCATCAGCAAGTTATGATAGCAACAATCCTAGACTCGCAATGTTTGGCATATCTAGCGACATGCAAAACGCTAAATTACAAGGTGTCGATAGGCGCTCAAGCTTTGAGGCTAACGATAGTTTAAAGCATGACGTTAGTGCTGATTGGCAGCAATCAAAACCGATAAGCATTGATAATCAAGCGCAATTTGAGGCTAACGACAAGCTTAATATTGAGATAAGGCCGCTATTTGAGCACTCAAAACGGGTCGGCACCGATAGCAAGCAGTTGTATGAGTCTCAACGATTTATCGCTGATAAGTCTACGCTAAAAACCGAGACAGCCAAACGCGTCAGCCATAGCCGTTGGTACGGCTTTGAAGCGATGCTCAAGCGTCAAATCGAGCGCGTACTGGGCACTGAATACGCCGAGCTGGTGACAGGTAGGTTTGATACTTCTAGCGACTACAATCGACTGACTGCACTTAGATACGACGCGCTTATTGAAACAGCAAGATTGCCTTATACGAAGTTGCGCTATGTACCGCCGCCATTATCGCAGACAGTCATCTTGAAAGAACAGATTATTGATGGATGGAAATGTGGCAGCGGTGCATTACGTCACTATGTTTATAATGACGAATTAGCGTTACCGATGACAAGGCGTATTGCGGATAGAGGCGAATCTAGCAACTTAGCAATGCCTTTGACCATGCCTCGTGGCGTCCTGATACTGTCGGCTGATGATGCTAATGCACTGCCTAACTACCCTTGCAAGCGCAAAACGTTAGCAGTCAATCCTACACTTGATATTGTTACTTGCAAACCTAGGGTGTTTGGCAAAGCGTCAGGCATGACAGTAAGTGCAAACACGGAGTTTGATGCGGTTGCATGGCTTGAATTGCTCATTGGTGAAAAAAGTGAGGCGTACAACAAAGGAGTTATATTTGTGACTAACAGTGTCTCATTAACGCGCTCAGATGATGCTCGTGAAATAAAAATGCTAGGCTTTAGCGTTGGCATTGATAGCAATAGTTATACATGGTCATTTAGTGCCACTGTGCCACTATCTGAGCTGTCAAAAGTCAATACGGCATATGAGCAGCAGATAGGCGTGGAGTTCGTCTGTAACGGCAATCTGTGGCGATTTATACTTGATAGCTGTGACGACAGCGTGTCATTTGGTGAGAGTAGCTTAACGATCAAAGGCAAGTCACGAGCGATGCTATTAGCAAATCCGTATTCTAGTCAGCGCGGCTTTAAGTACGACACGCCTATGAGCGCAAGACAGATAGCTGAAGATGAATTAAATCGCTTTGGTGTACCTAGTGGCTTTACACTTGATTGGCAGCTTGCAGGGGTAAACGGTTGGAATGTACCAGCTAATACTTACAGCTACACAGGCAAAACGCCTATCAATAGCTTGCAATGGATAGCCGAGGCAGCCGGTGGCTTTATCAATGCTCACATGAGCGAGGATATCATTCACGTATTGCCTCATTATCCAATACCATCGTGGGGGTGGTCATCGCAAACGCCTAGCGTTAACTTACCAATTTCACTAATTACCAGTCGCAGCCGTGGCCGTGTCAATAAGCCTAGCTACAATGGGGTGACGATATATGGCGAGAATGATAACGGTATAGGCGCATTAATTAAGCGCACAGGTACTAGCGGAGGTTATCAACCACCTATGGTAACGAGTGATTTAATAACCGACCAAGACGCTGCTATCAGCCGCGGTAAGATGATATTGAGTGACACTGGCGATATTGGTAACATCGGTATCTCAATGCCGTTACATAACGATGTAGGCGTGTTAAAACCCTCTACGCTTATCGGTGTTAATGATGGTGAGCAATGGGTTGGCATGGTCAGAGGTACGACTATCACAGGTCGCTTATCTAGCAATCGAGCACTAGAAATTGACCAGTCTATTGATGTGGAGCGTCATTTCGATAAGGAGGTGATCAGTGGCTAGCGGTAACCTATGGCAGTTATTTAAAAACGTGACAGAGCAAGGTGCTAAGCAACTAGCGACTGTCATTGATAGGCAAGGCTCAAACTATACCGTCACCATGCAGGGCGGCGGTAATACCATCGTACAATCAAGTGCAGCTTATGAGCTGCAATCTAAAGTATTCATACGTGATGGGCAGATAGTCAGTGAAGCGCCTGATTTGCCCTTTGTTGAAATAGAGGTTTAGCATGACAGACAAAATAGATAAAGTGATCCGCGTCGCTGATACCGATATTACTATCAAGCGCGTGAAAGTTAAAAACCTAAACGAAGTGACACGGGCGTTTACACCTTTTGTCGCTGAGTTTGAGCGTATCGTGAAGGCTAAAAAGGGTATGCCAGAGAGTGAGCTACTGGCACTTATTGGTAGCTACACAGACGAAACGGTCATATTGGCCTCAGTGCTGACAGACCAAACCCCAGCCTTTTACCGAGAGCTTGAGCCGTTAGAGATGCTGCAAGTGATGCAGGAGGTCGTCGCCCATAGTGGCGATTTTTTTATGCGTCAGATTTTCATGCCCCTAAAAAGTCTGGGGGCACAACTAGCTTTACTTGGTTCGACAGCTTACTACCATTCTACAAAATCGGACTCAGAGAGTGCGATGTCTTAGATATGGCGTTTGGCGAATGGTGGGAGCTATCCAAAGCGCTAGCTAAAGACAAGCAGCAAAGCATCAAAGATATGGCTGTTGCTATGCGAGTATCACAAGCAGATGCTAAAGGTTGGAAAGAGTTTATGAAAAGCTAGCGTAACAATGCTTAATCAACTAAAATTGAGTAAATATAATTTTGGTGATGATTATGAAAAAGCTATTAGCGGTAGGTTTGGCTTTGATGCTCGGTGGTTGCGGTGGGGGTTATGATAGCCTGCCGCCGCTAGTAAGTGATGGCAATGGTGGGACTATTGGGGCAGGCGGCACTATAGGGTCTGGTGGCTCTAAAGAAGATGGGGAATGGCGTTATTCATCAGTTAATAATAGCGCGGGTGAAGTGTTCAATGCGAAAGCGGAAAATAATGCGATAAACACATATCCTGATCCTGAAGTAGATGGATTAAACGCAAGACCTTTTGTTATTGCTGAAAGGCAACGCTTATTACCTGGCACTGTGTCGGAATCGATAAAGATATTTACAGGGTCGGCAGTGGCTTGTGTTCCAACGTGCCAGATACCTATAAAATTTAATAGCAACAGGCAAAGTTATTTGATGCAGTACAGCACTCTTGATGAGGTTTTGGTGCCCGTTAGCGCAGAAGTAGGTAAAGATTTATTTGATAAATTTACAAAATCCAATTCAGCAGTAATAACACTGCCTATCATTGGCCTTAGTGATAATGTTGATTCTGAATTTAACCTCAGAGGTTACGAGGCAAGTAGAATGAAGCTGAGTATAGATAGCTTATAATTTTTAGTTAAAAAACCGCCGATTAAGTAGCGGGTTTTCTTTTCAAATGCAGCTCACTTTAATCGGTGGGCTTTTTTTATGCCCATAATTTGAGGTGCGCCACATGGCAAGTGATTTAGATTTTAACGTGCAGTTGCGTGTGCTCAACGAGCAATTCAATAGAGGTATTGATAGCGCACGCGATAAGTTTACGCAGTACGCTCAATCAGTACAGCGTAACGTTCAGCAAATGAATACTGATACTGAGCGAGCATCTACAATGCTTGCAGGGCTTGCTAATGTTGATGCCAGTCGTTTAACGTCTGAGATACGCGCAACGGCTGACCAGTTAAGACAAATGGGCGCAGGTGCTAACTTATCAGGCGATCAGATTGAAGCAGCTATGGAAGCATCAGCACTACAAGTGACTCGACTAGGTAGACAGTTAGAAGTGGCAAGGTCTGAAGCGTTACGACTGAGCCAAACCAATGCAAGTCCAGCAGATTTAGAGCAAGCAGCGGCTAACGTCAATCGATTAGAGCAAGAGTTAAACGGAGCGCGAAGTGCCAGTGTCAGCTTAGCAAACGAGCTGTCAGGTGCGATGAACAGGGCAAGTACAACCGCTGATAATGCGCGTAATGCTCTCTATCGTATGGCTAATATACGAGTACCTGAAACCATAAGAGGTGAGATTGATAGTATCAGTCGAGCTTTAGTGGATTTTCAGAACAATAGCGGTCGCCCTGCCGCTGAGATTGAACGAGCAACACGCGCAGCCGAGGAACAGATCAGACGGCTTGAGAATGAGCTTAACGGTGTTGATGACACGATAAGACGGACAGATACCAGCACAGGAGGCCTAAGTGGTGGTGTTGATAAGCTAAAAGGCGCGTTTGGTGGCCTTCAAGGTTTATTGGCAGCGGCAGGTCTTGGTATTGGTGTTGCTGAGATTATCGAAACAGCGGATGCATTTAAAACGCTTGAGGCTCGCATCAAGCTAGCAACTGGTGCAGGTGCTGCATTTACTACTGGTTTTGAGGGTGTAAAGCAGATTGCCAACGAGACGTTCAGTAGTATCGAAAGCACAGGTGAGTTGTTTGCCAAAATATCAGCGTCAGCCGAGACATTAGGGCTTGCTCAAAAAGATGTGCTAGGCGTCACGAAAACTATTAATGAAGCCATCAAGGTATCTGGCGGTAGTGCTGCTAGTGCTGATGCAGCAATTACCCAGCTCAACCAAGCCCTCGCTTCAGGCATATTACGCGGAGAAGAATACAACTCAATATCAGAGCAAGCGCCCAGACTCCTAAAGGCAATGGCTGATGGTATGAATGTCACAAGGGGTGAGTTGAGAGGAATGGCTGCTGACGGCAAGCTGTCATCCGAGGTTGTTATTGCCGCTCTACAAAGCCAAAGTCAGGTTATCAGTGATGAGTTTGGCTCACTGCCAACCACAGTGGGCAACTCGCTACAAGTGGTAAAAAATCAGTTATTTAACTTTGTTGGTGAGATTGACGGCACATTAAACCAAACGTCAAAGCTTGCTGAAGCAATTAGTTATATTGGCAATAGTCTTGAGGATTTAGATCCGAGCCTTGTGTCTGCCTTGACAGGTGTGTTTCAAAACACAGTTGAAACTGTTGTTACGTTAGCCAAAGGGGTTAACGGTGTTTATGACATCTTTGTTGATCTAATTAATACAATGACAGGCGGTTCTGCTGATGCTGCTGAACAAGTCGGACTAATAACCGCTGCGCTTCACGGCCTTAATGTATTCATCAGCTTTATTAAAGATGGGTTTAGCGCAATTGGGGTTGCGGCTGGGTTTGTTGTTGCAAGCTTGTATGGCGCTATGTCCGATTTAGCTAATATCGCAGCAAGCATAACTTTTGGCGATATTTCTGATGGCTTTAAGCAAACCGCTGACGAGCTGCAAGCAAAGTCCAAAGAAACTTGGGATAGTGCCGAACAGGATGTTTTAGATTGGGAGTCGTCAGGCGCACAAGCTATCATTAATGCAGGCAAAACAGCAAAGGAAATCTATACGGAAATAGCAGCGGACTCTGAAGCAACCTACAGAAAAATGTCTGAGGATGCTGAAGCAACCGCTGAGCAACAAGAAGCAGCCCTTGTTAAGTATGCACTGGATAACATTAAGGCTAATGACAATGTTGTCTCAGATAAGCTGCGTGTTGAGCTGGCCGAAAAGCAACTACAAGCTGTCATTGGTGATACTGGCAAAGCGTCTATTGAATCTGCTAAAGAAACAACAGCGGCATATTTAGGCGTAGGTCAAAGCTTTGCAGAAGTCGCTTTAGCAGGTAAAGAGGCGGGCGTAAGTATTAGGCAGTCACTTTATAAAGCGATTGAGGGTGCAAATACCAAAGAGGCTGTGGAAGATATCATCATATCTCTACGCTTAATGGGTAATCAGGGCAAGATTAGCGGTGAGGATTCTGCGCTAGGGTTTGAGCTTGCCAACTCTAAACTGCATCTAATTCAAGAGCAAACTGATGCCAATATGGTGGCGTTCACCGATTATGCAGCCGAGGTCATACAGAAAAGCGGCGGTATCACTGAAGCAAATAAAAACGTCATCAGAGCGCAGTTAGAGCAAAGAGCTGCTGCGATGGGCTTAGCTGTGCAAATGTCTGAGACAGGCGATATAACTGTCACTGAACTAGACAAGGCCACTCTTGCAAGTACGCGCACCAAAGAGCAAATTGACGAGTTAGCTGGTGCGGTTGGTGTTGGACTATCCAAGGAGTTTATCAAATCTAGTGCTGGACTTGACGAGTTAATCAGTGGTTTTGATGACTTGACCGATGCAGGGTATGACGCAGGCGGTGCACTCGTTGACTCATTGACTGCAATGTCCGATAAGGCCAGTAATACGGTTGAAATCGAAGCTCTGATCGTTAAATGGAACGAGCTATACAAAGAAGGCAAGATAACTGGTCAAGAGCTAGCTGATGGCTTAGAAGGGGTCAAAAACCGAGCTGACATACTCAAAGACGGCATTAACGGCGTCACTGAGGCTTACGGCTTATTAGGCTTAAAGACTCGTGAGGAACTAGCCAAAGACGCAGGTGCTTATACTGACGCATACAACATTGTCAAAAGAGACGGTCAAGCCACAGCGCAGCAGTTAGAAGAAGCGTTTGAGAAAACAGCGAAATCTAACATCGCATCAAATAATGGTGTCGTTGATGCGGTCACTAAGCGTATGGCAGCTGAACGCGGTGTCACTGTCGCAGTCGATGAGCAAGGCCGTGTCACATTTGAAAAAATGGGGCAAGCCAAGGCAGCAAACGATAATGTCACGCGCTCAGTCAACAACATCCGTACAGCTTACGATGGCATATCTAGCAGCGCAGGCGGTGCAGGTAATGCCATGGTACGTGCTGCAAATGATGCGTCATCAGCTTACGATAAGTTGCAAGCCAAGATTAAGTCTGTCAAAGAAGCTCAGGCGCTTGAAAACGCTGACACCACGCTGCAGAACTTACGGATTTATGGCAAAGAGGAAGCGCCTGTAATAGCAAATCAATTTGGTTCAAAGCTTGCAGTTGAGAACTTTCTAAAATCGCAAGGACTATCCGAGGCAACAGCTATCGAGGAGGCGCGTAAACTCTACGCCAAATCCGGTCAGCGTGACGGTGCCTTGAATATTGCAGGACTGCAAGGTTTTCAAGAAGGTCAAAACCTAACAGCTGCTGACTTGAGTAAGTTTAAATCAGACTCGGTTTATCTCGCTGAGATCGCAAGCCGTGCACGAGACAGAGAGCGGCAAACTGACAGCAATCAAGCAGCACGAACGGCATCAGCTCAAATCACAACGCAAGAATACGGACGTTTTGATACACAGCCAAGCTCAGTTAAAAAGATTGATGTTAACTTCAAACTTGGCGGTGCTTCGGCATTGGTAAGTATGCCAGAGAATCAAGAGTCATCACTCATGGCTATATTGCAACAGCTACAAGACAGTAAAGCAATCGCAGGTTACTAGCCACTCATTGAGTGGTTTTTTTATGTCAAAAATTAGGGGGCGGTATGCCGCAGAACACACCATTTCTAGACATCATTTTATTGAAGCTTCTCACATTTTTGCCAAAAGTGTTTGCGGCCGTAATTGGTGCGGTTTTTAGTCTTGTCTTATCGGGCGATATCGGCAAAGACGGTAAAATCAGCGTGACAACATCGGTCATCATGAAGTTTACCATTGCTGTCACAATCAGCTTATACGGCGGTGAGGCAACGATTGACTACTATCAGCTACAAGGGTATAGCTCGATGACTCATGGCGCTATCATGCTTGCGTGGGCAGTGTTTGGAATGCTGATGATTGGCATTGCTTATCAGTCAGTCGCACTCATGCAAGGCAAGTCGATATCAGCGATTATCAAAGAGATTAAAGACGCATTTTTTGCGATATTTAACAAGTGAGTTAATCGAATAACATGCCCCTTAATTGGGGCTTTTTTTGGGGAAAAATATGAGTATTTTTGAGAGTCTATTTAATAGATTGATGGAACACGAGGGCGGTTATGTTAATCACCCAAGCGACCCTGGCGGTGAAACAATGTGGGGCGTGACAAAGCGTGTTGCTAGAGCACATGGTTATAATGGTCCTATGCGTAGTTTGCCAAAATCCACGGCTCAAGCGATTGCAGATAAAGACTATTGGCAGGTTGTCAGAGGTGATGATTTGCCCAATGACGTTGCATGGCAAGTATTTGATGCGGCTTATAACCACGGCAACCGACAGGCTATTAAGTTTCTACAACGTGCAATCGGCTTAACTGGTAATGATGTGGACGGCATTATTGGCAATCAGACACTAGACGCGGTTAAGTGCATGGACTCAGATCGAATTGTTTTGTTATTCATTGCTGAGCGTTTGCAGTTTTTTACCAATCTCAGAACATGGGGCACGTTTGGTAAAGGCTGGTCACGTCGCATTGTTGGCAACCTAAGATGGGCAGCAAAGGATAATTGATATGCTATTAATTATGATTTATCGATACTGGCAATACGCTGTGATAGCAATCTTAACTATCATGCTTGCTATCACGTCATTTTGCCTTCAAGATTCCAACAGAGAAATGCAGCTAATCAAGGTTACGCATGACCTAGAGACAGCTAATAATGTCGCAGAGACAAGCTTAAAGCTAGCTGAAATTATGCGACTAAATAATGAGAGGTGGCAAAATGCAGTCAATCAAAACGCACAGACACAAAAACAAATTGCTCATGAGTCTGCTACTAACAGCGCTATCGTTGACAGCCTGTCAGACACAATCGACAAAAACAGTACCGCCTATCTCAAAGCCGATGCCGATGCCCGAGCTGAGTACACCGCTGCCCTCGCAAACGTATCAAAAGACTGTATCGGACAGATTACAGAGCTATCAAGAGTCGCTGACGGACACGTTGCCGATATCCGAATGATGCAGCAAGCATGGCCTAAAAACTAAACAAGCCCCGATTGTTAATTTGGCGGGGTTTTTTATTTGTCTGAAATTAGCACGTTACACCGTAGTTCTTCATGAGTGGCTGAAATATCTCAGCGCCACAAAAGTTACTGATCATGAATAGCAAGGTTATGATTATGATAAAAAAACCAACAGCCCACATGGTTAAGGTTAATGGCCAATTTGTTAAATTCGGATTACCACAGTGTCTACACTCCCAATCAGAACGTCTTAGTCTGTTATTGCAATCTGGACACCGTTTATGATCAATAAGCAATTCAATCTCCATTTCAAGTTATTATTTTATGAAAGTATATATTGATTGTATTAGGTCAGCAATTGTCTGTTTAAATTGCTTTGAGCTTATCTAAATAGTCTGCCCACGCTTGCATTAGCTCACAACGCTCATCTAGAAAGATGGTCCTATTATAGGCCCGACCGTGCATATCCCTAACATTGTGGCCCAACTGCATTTCTACCAAGTTCTCAGGATATTTTAATTTTTCAACAATCAGCGTTCGAGCTGTGGCCCTAAATCCGTGAACCGTTTGCTTGGTCCCGTCATAACCAAGACGTTTCAACGCCTGATTCATCGTGTTTTCAGACATTGGTTGGACCGTGGTATGAATAGCAGGGAATAGGTATTTACTACGAGCGTGTAGTGACAGCTCACGTATTAGCTCAATAGCTTGGGTGGGTAGCGGTACGATTAATGATAGTCCGGTCCGTCTTTGAGTCTTGCGTGGTGTAAAGGTCCAAGTGCCGGCATCAAGGTCGAAGTCATCCCACAGCGCATAACGCAATTCGCCACTACGCACAAATAGCATCGGCATCAACTTGATTGCCGTGCAGACCTCAAAGCTACCTTCATAACTATCAATCGCATTTAGCAGCACGCCTAGCTCTTTTGGGTCCGTAATGGTTGGGTGGTGTTTTGTCGTTGGCGCCTGTAATGCGCCTATCAAATCTTGGGTTACGTCACGCTCACACCTAGCAGTTTGGACCCCATATCTAAATACTTGGCCTGCAATGGTCCGCATTTTTATCGCTGTCTCATAGTAACCTTGCGCCTCAGCGGTCCGACATGCTTTCAATACATCAATCGGCTTAATGTCAGTAATGACCATATCCCCAATGTGCTTATTTAGACGTTTGAGCTGCCTATTGTTATTCGTGATAGTGGCAGGGCTGACGTTGCGCTTACGGCTCATGTAGTCATCTGCAATCGCTGCAAACGTGTTGTTAGATAATAGTTCTTGCTCACGTTCATCATTAATTTTCTGCTGCTGTGGATCAACGCCTTCAGCTAACATCGCACGTATCTGTTTGCGCTGCTCACGAGCTTGAGCTAATGACACATCAGGATAAAGGCCCAATGTAATAGTGGCTCGCTTTTTACCAATAGGTCTCACATAATCCATACGCCATGACTTAGCCCCTAATGTGCTGACATACAAATACAAGCGCCCACCGTCAGCTAACTTGTAAGCCTTATCTTGCGGCTTGGCTTGTTTTACTTGCGAGTCGGTCAATGGTTTTATTATTTTAGCCATTTTGACGGTATCCTATTTGGCGGTATCGATGAATACCGTCAATAATACCGTCATTTAACGTATAGATAAAGACAACTAAAGACAACTAAAAACGTCTAAGCAACAAAAAACCCCACAACCAAAGGGTTATGGGGTTCTAAAGCAAACTAAAAATATATTTGATGGTGCGCCCACCAGATTCCAAACTGTAAACATAAGATATTGATTTATATGGTTTTATTTATTGTTATAACTGGCGATACCGTCATGGATACCGCCATTCTTTGAATTGGCTCAGTAATTTATACCAGTTCGAATCCCGCTTTTGGATTCTAACACGGTTATGCTTCATCTTTCTCATAATCATTTAGCTTTTCAACTATGTCGTCAATTTTGACTTTAAGCCACTTGTTGGGTCGACCTTCTAAATCAGGCTCAGGTAAAAAGCCTTCTCTGATTTTAGCTTTTAAAGCAGTGTCACTCTTAAAGCAAAATATTTGCTTGATGTCACTAGTGGTGTAGTAGATACCTGTCATTATGATAGCTCCTTATTATTAAACATTTGAATTATCTTATTAAGTGTTATAGGTGTGGCAGGTCTAGTAGTCCCTGTTGGACCAACAGCGCTACTGCCATTTAGTGCTGGCTGATAAGCTAAGATGTATAGTGACTCCAATATGTCTAACTCTTCTTTCTGGCATGCAACAAAGCTCATGCTGTCGAAGTCTTTATCTTTATGACTAGCTACGCGACTGGCTATATTTATGCTTTGACCTATATAAACGATTTCATCGTCTTTTATCAAAAAGTAAACACCACAAGCATCGCCATAGGTTTTGGACTTTTCTACAATTGCTGATTTTGGCAGTAGGTTGAATTTAGTCTGTTCAAGAATGGGTGCGATATCAGTTAAATTCCCCATCAACATATCAACCTCGCTCACCAGTTGATCCTTAATTTCCTGCAGGTCTGCTATATCGGTTAGCAGGGAGCCATGCTGCTGGCTTAATATCTGACGGTATTCAGCCTGTTCTATGACGTGAGGTTTCTTGATTTCCAAGTTTCTATTTATTGCATTTTGGATCACGTCTCTAACCAGGTATAAATGTTTGTACCCACGGCCACCATTATGCTCAACTACTTCAAAATTGATTGGATGTTCCTTTGCTTTCAAACTTTGAATATATGAAGTAACGTGCATATCACCTATTCGGAATATTTTAGCCATCCCACCTGCTGTCATCTTTTTATCTAGGATATTTCTATCAATAAAATTAGGTAGCGCTTCAAGGTCAATATCAGTTTCAATCGTTGCCATTGGTAGTCACCTCTTTTTCATTGTCTATAATTTCTAGCGCATCCTTAAGGTCGCATATCCAAACTTCCTTATCTCTAATACGTGACTCCCCGAGTACCCATGAGTACGACTCAACACCTTCTGGCGCATCACGCACGATACTGCGCGACTGCTCAATGCCATGTACATTTAAAATCTCATGCGCGTCATCAAGCGTCTTAATATCTCGTTTCACATCACCCTCCTTGTTTGCTAACTCGTTTTTTCATCGTCTTAAATGCAGCAACTGCATCTATTGCCTTCCAGCCGACAACTTTGATTTGTCGCTTGGTGTAAAAACTCTGATCTTTAACGTCAAAACTCTCATTGCGGAAAAACGCTGTGCAAATATCAAACTCGGTGATTTCTTCGTCATCAAAGTGCGCGTGATATAGGACTAAGACATTGGTGTTTTGCTCAGGTAATTTCTCATCAACACTGATAAATTCAGGTAAGATATACGGCTGCATATGACTTGCATAGTGAGTATGCTCTGCCCAGTGCTTGCCATACTCGATGCTGTCAACCTCTTTAGGTTGACGACTACCATAATTAACAATGAAAGGCAATTCTCTTGAATTAGGGTTGTTTTTAATGTTGTATCTGAAAATAAGGTTGTCATCCGCTATCCATAACGCACCCTTATCGAGTTCACATACAGATGGGTCGTTTCTTACTTTTTCGCTTATCTCAGTCCAACTCAGCGCCCTCAACGGTAAATTACTCACAATCATTCTCCTTATCCAACTCATCAAAGACGTAGAAGTGCTCTGACTCCGTGTTGAGGTTGTAGCAGTCCTCTTGGCATGTTTCGCAATATTCACATTCGCAAGTGCTTCTATCTTCAGTCCAAAATGCCGAGTTGACCGATGTTTGGTTGAAGCCAAAAGCAACGTATTTGTCTTTATGCTTCTCAAGAATTTCTGCTTGCTCAGGTAAGCTACAGTAAGTTTCAAATTCAAAATTTTTGTCAAATGCGCGGTACGCATCTATCAGCTCGGCAAGCTCACTATTACGAACAACATTTTTATCAAAAGTGGACAAAAGCACTATTTTTTCTGCTCTTGTTATTTCGTCAGTGTAAGGAAGCGCCCATAAATCATCTAAGCCCTCGCCAGTTACAGTTCTTGAGTAACTTTTGCCATTAGCCATTGGCTGTAATGGCTCAAGGTGTTTTTTTTCAAAATGCTCCCAAACCACGAAAGCACCTCTAAAAGCATTTTGTGTTTCGCCAATAAATTCAGCATTACCGTCGGCTTTGAAGCCGTATATTTCAGTTGTACTCACGACCATTCTCCTTTATGCAAATTTTGCATAGTGCTACCGCACGTTTCGCACACGCTTGGTAATCCCAAATCAATTTCTAGCAGCTCATCTGCTATGTTCTCGCGCTCGATTAGCGAGTTTTGCCAGTTGGTTGTGTCGTAGCCTTTAAGCATTGGCATTGTTGAGCCAGCAGTTGAGTACCAAATCCCCAGCTCTAAATTGTATTTAGGCTTGTCGCTAAAAAATATAGACCGGCCATTAGCATTGATTGCTGCGTAATGAAAATGACTTGTCACATACTTATGATCAAACACTGACTGGTCGAGCTGCTTTGGTTTTGGCTTAACTAGCCCAAGTCGTACAGCGTGTCTCGCTAGTGACTCTTCCACAGCTACCGCATTTTCCTCACACTCGGCATCATACTCGGGGTCAGGTAGCGCATGATTTAGCTCAGTGGTCAGCTCATCAAGACAGGTTAGTGCTTTATCCATTTTTTTGATTTTCTGACGCATATCGTAGTTTTGAACTTCTAGCTTTCTAACTTTATTGGCCAGTCTTTTTTTGCTTATTTTCATATCCATTCCTCACGCATAAATGCGTATGTAAGAGTTATCAAAGTCAACATCGTCATGTCCTTTCGACATCTTGTCTGCCATCTGTGCGGCAAGGTCAACGATGTTCTCTTTTGCTATTTCAGTTTCTGTAGCCCATTCGAGCTCAGCAGGTTCAATGCTTTTATCAAACTTAAAGAGCTTGACGCCTACCAAGTAGCGGCGCGGGTTCTTAAATATCTGATAGCTATTCTTTAGCCAGTCATCACATCGGATCACGTTCTTGCGAATAGTCTCATCGTCTGTCTCACGCTTGAATGTGAGCTGCATATAACCAGTGAACGATTTGACGAACGCGCCATCATCGCGCTTCTGTTGGACGGCTTGGTTGCGCTTACGCTGTGCTAGCTTCTTGCGCTTATCGCGGTTTTTAGGTTTTGGCATGACAGGCCCTTAATAATCGTTAATATTTTGAGCGCTACATTGGTAGTTATCAGCGATACATAGTGATTTGCCGTATCTAGCGATGACACCATCAATTGCTGATACCCAATAGCCTGCTTTGTCTAGCACTGGCCTACGTTCGAAGTATGCAACCGCACCACTCTTATCGATTGCCCGCCACGCCATGTCTAAATATTCCCAACGTACTTCACTGATTAGCTTGAGAATTGGCATGCCACCTTTAGACTGTGGTGCAACTAAAAACATATCAGGCTGAACGCTACTGAAGCGCTCTATAAAATATTGCATTAACTCTAAAGGGTCGGCATTAAAATCCAACGAATCTACTAGCAGGTGTTGCTTACCATTCAGACTTAGTAGGTCATCCTGAATGGTGAATCGCTGTGAGTGCTTGGAATTAAGGCTGCCTGATTTGGTTACGTCATCGAATACAGCAAACATCTGAATACTGTTTACACCGCTTTTCGTCACCGTTCTGCTTAATGAGCTGTTATTTAGCCTTAACATGAGTTAATCCTCAGAATAGGGGTTTAGGGTAGTAAGCATCGTCGCCTTGGAGCACCTGAACTCAGACATGCCCTTTTTGAGCCGTCACCTCACCAACTAGCTAATACCTACCGACCTAAACGATTGACGTTATTTACTCTTAACCTTTAGCAGTAATATCTTCAGCAACAACATCTAATGTGTCGTTTAGCATCTTGATGTCACCTTCATCAAAGTCTTGCTTCTTGTCAGTAATTAAGCCGCGCATCCGCTCAACATCTTCAGGTGTTTTGGCAGCCTTGACATGCTTCATGATGTTGTCGTATTCATCAGCTAAGATGATTGACTGCTTCTGATCAGCAAGCGCTTGGCGTAGCTCGTCAACGTCTTCATCTTTGATATTGATAGAGTTATTCTCGACCATGGCTTTAATTTCTTTACCAATAGGCCCGATCTGCTTTACATCAGTAATCTGCTCAATCGTTCCCAGCAGCTCACTCGTATCGTAATATTCAATAACTGGTGCTTCAGCGGTTGCCTCTTTGCCTTTAACGCGGTTAAGTAGGGCAGAGGCACCAGCATTAGTAGATTTAGGCGTCACGTTACGAGGCGCGTCATTATTGCGGTCAGCCAACTCATCAGGCGTATAAACACCTAATATGACATCAGGGCAGTGCAGACGGCTAAAGCGTTTGGCTGCTAGATATGCAAGCTGTTGGCGTGGGTCAGCTGTCCATAGCGGTGAGTTTCGGACAGTACCAACTTGCGCCATGGTTAAGCTAAGTTCGGTTGGCTCATCGTCGCCTTTGAATGTCGCTCGGCAAATAACACCAACGTCAGTGGACTTATCATCTTTGGCCTTAACCTTTGACCAGTCACCAAAGTATTCAAACTTAATACGGTCAGTGATAGGAGCGCGGTTGTTGATTACGGCGATAACAAGCTGTGCCTCGTAGCCCAACGTGCCATTAACCAAGTGTGTTTTTTGTGCTACTGCATATGGGTCCATGCCCCAGCGCAATGACTGACCAACGATAGCAAAGCAGTCACCTGTATTGCCTTGTAGATGCTTGGGAACAGTACAAGCACCACTAGCCATCATTTCAGCCAATCGGTGACACTTATTAAACAGCGAGTCATCAAGTGTGATTTGCTGTGGTGAATATTGCTGATCTTCCATTACCGCGATTTCTTGAGTATTCATGGGGTTATTCCTTAGTAAGTTATTAAATGAGTTTTATTTGACTCGCATCACGCGGCTTTCGCTTTGCTTGTTGTACTTCTCAGCAAGCTCTGGCATGTCCTTCTTAAATTGGCCACTATTAAAACGATTGCTCGTTTGTACCTTATAAGTAGCGACCACCTCACCATCAATGGCCAATGCCTCATTGTCTTGAATCTGGCAAATCAGATCAGTCTGGGCGAGCTCAAGTGCGGCTTTAACTTCTTTTTCTTTCGCCTTTAATGACTCGTAATGCTCAAAGGCTTTGGCAGTTTCACTATCCGGCTTGACATCAAGCGTTGTATCAGGATTGTGCCGTGGGTATTTATCCTTAGCGTTCAGCAGAGTAGTAGCATCAGGCTCTACACCTGCTAATACGTTGTCATTCCAGAAGCTTTCAGCTGCTTCAAACAAGTAATCGATAAACTCTTGATGACGTTCAATTTTGTACTGACGGTATTTGTTACCACCAATGAGCACAGCCATATGACAAACTTGTACACCTGTTACACCCATATACCATTGAGCTTGGCACTGATACTGGTCGGGTACTTCGTCAGACTCCTCTAAGCCCCAATTTTTACCGACATACTCTGATGCGGTTTTAATCTCGACAATCTCATCGGTAGTAAGCCTGCCATCTTTGAAACGAACGTTGCCCCAGCCTTTGACGTGATTGTTGACTACGGCACGGTCAATGTTAGCGATGGCCCAACGATGTTCTGGGTGACGCATGAGGAAGTTAACGTTCTGAATTTTAAGGCCACTGCGCTTGCTAAACTCACGCGCTACTGTGTCTTCAAGTACGGTGCCCCAATATGCAAACTCGTTCATATCTTCTGCTGACAAAGGCTGCGTCTTAGACTGGTAAATGTCGTAAGCAGTAGCGTAGGGCGACACACCGATGATTGCTGCTATGTCACTACCACCGATACCGCTTTGACGTAATTTGAGCCAGTCTTCACGACTTAGGTTGCTACTCTTAATAGCATTTTGGTCTTGCTGTTCAAACTTGATTGCGAGTCCCATGGTTACTCTCTCCCATATGCTTTTGCGATAAATTCATTGGCGTGTTTTGCCACTTTTGCTTGTTCTGACTGCTCGTAGCTGTCGTCAGCGATTGCATAAGATGCGACCAACGCGCCCCATGCGAACCAAAGTGCTGTGAATAAGGTAAATTTCATATCAAGCACCTCCCCACATTGCGGCCTCATTACGCATATCGTTTTCCCAGTAGTTATTGAGCCACGCCTGATGTCTTGCCTTGTCGATAACTGCATCAAGGTAGGGCTTAGGTTCTTGGACTGGTTGGCTCTGAGTACGTTGCCAGTAAGATTGATTAACCAGCTTAATAAAGGCGGTCATAATCAGATCATTGTGATGGGGCGCGTGTTGATACTTAACCTCGTTACCGTTTGCATCTACCGCCAACACTGGTAGTGCGTCTTTTAGCTTTTCCGATAAAGTGGCTTTAACTTCAAAGTGCACTTGATTGTCGTCTAGCTCTACAATCAGATAACCGTCTTTTCTGCCTAAATCGAAATATTGCTTTTTACCATCGATATCTGCCATAATATTTTCACTCCTTGTTGAGTAAGCCCCTTTAGATGTCGAGTCGAGAAGGGGCTTTTTGTTGTCTAGGATTTGATACCGCTGCATCATCTGCGTTGTTCGTTGCGATGTGTGTATAATATCGTGATTACGATACTATGTAAACCCTTATAACGATATTTTTAACGTATATACGATATTAATGTATAAGTTTATTGTTATTACGATATTTATAGGCGCAAAAAAACCGCCACTTGGGCGGTTTAGTAATATGTTTTTTTAGTATCTGTAGCCTCTAACAGTACACCTACATCCCTCTACAGGTTCAAAGAAGTGCTCGTCAAATGCGCGATCTAACTCACCATTCAAAATATTAAAACCTTTGTCTTTGATGTCTAAGCAAGGTTGAGTTGAATAATTATCATCAACTACATCAAACTGACCTTGTTTGAAATAGCCATCTTCTTTTAACTTGGTAAGTGAATCAATTCTAGGCTTCATAAGCGCAAACCAAGATTTGTAGTATTTCTCATTGTTCCATCTATCGTCATCAATCTTGCAAAATTTTCCAGCCTCTATTTTGTACTGCTCATCTACCAGTTTATAGACATCACTGAATTCTTGCGGCTTAAGTTTTTCTTCGAGATCATAAAGAAACTGCAGGATATCGACATTGGCAAACTTAAAGCGTACTGGGCCTGAAGCTAGCTTATTGTCAGACACAGTACCAAAGCGATCTGCCAGTCTGTGCTTTTGCTCATCGTTAAAAGTAGCTTGGTACCATCCCTGTAACCCAAAGAACTCAATCAAGCCACCATTGATATTTTTATCAATAGCAAAGGTTTCTGTTATGGGTAATTCGGGTGCTGGTTCAGAGTTTATAATCGGAATAGAGGTGGGCTGCGACTTCAACTCATTCAATTCACGCATTATATTTTCATAATCCTGTCTATCCTGCTGTGTTGGCGCTAGTTGACGTTGCATAGCCTGTTGTGCGGCGGGTGAGTGTAGAGGCATAATAGCGGCGCTCCCACACTGCCCACACCTTTTATTTTTTGAACGCCAGATCTCATAAATTATGGCAGGAATGACAGCAAACCATATTAAGATCAACGTTATAATTATACTTCCTGCTACTGTGGGGTTGGACGTAGATCCGCAGTTGCTGCAATAAACTTGTTGTGCCATATCACTCGCCTGAATATGTAAAATAATGATTTACTCGACTTTAACCGATTGGTAACTATTCGGCAACTGTCTATAGTTGCTATTTTATTCGAATTCAATAATTTATAGCCACAAGAAAACCCGCTTAATAGCGGGTTCTGATGTTTTAGGTATTAAGCCAACTTCAATCTTTCATGTTCAAGGATATCAAAGTGCGGTGAGGTAATAAAAAGCTCACTACCAATTCTTTTCTTCGCGGCGCTGTAGTTGATATCAAACTGATATTGTGCAAATTCTTTATATAGATCGCTAATTTCTGGGGTATTGTCATAAGTAAGCAGCCACGGCAAATCAGTTTTGGCCAATTTTTCAGAAATAGCCGCATGATCTTCATGATTATAAAAATTAGTATATAGAGACTGGCCTTTGTTGTAGTACGGAGGGTCTACCATAAGTAGTGGTTTAGGTAGTGTAATACTCTCTAGCTTCTCAATGAACTTAATTGCATCCATATTATAAATATGAATCTTATCTTTAATCGCAGCAATTTGATGAACTTTTTTTATTAGAGCTGCCTTATTAAAACGGCAATCCATTCTATATGCACCATCTTGCTTTTTTCCGCCAATTACTCCAGCTTTGATGATGCCAGATCGATTGGTACGATTAAGGAAGAGGGTAGAGAACGCAAGCTCTAAAGGGTCCGCAGTATCTTTAATATCCTGTATGGCTTTTTGCTTATACCATTCGTCCATATCAATTTTGGTCAAACTAATAAGTTTAGAGAGCTCTTCTGGCTGGTCGACTATACAGCTCCATAGTGAAGCAATAGACTGATCAATATCATTGAGATGCAGCTCGTCAACTATATTATTAGTTAAAAGCCTTAAAGCGAGGCCACAGCCTCCAGCGTAAGGCTCAGCATATTGGCACAGTTCCATATCATGGCTCGCAATAACATCACGAGTCATATCGTAAATACTGGCTTTGCCACCTGGATAGCGAAGCGGTGAAAGTGAGCGTTTCATAAAGAACCAGAGTTAGTTTTAGTCAATCTTAGCAGAAGACTTTAAAATTGGCCAATTTTATTTATTTGATTTCATTTAAGATATATTGAATAATCGGCTCAATATTCATCCAATCTGTTTTTAGTTCAGAAGCCTTTGGATAAGCTCCTCCATGAGCATTTATTCCCAGAGAAACTGGCGATAAGGCTGAACCTCGACTCTCTACCAAAAGGGTTAGGTTTTTTAATGCAGTTTCTTGTGATGCCGTTAATTTATGTTCATTTCCATCTAATTTAAAATATTTATTTACTTCTATAATTGTAAGGTCTAGCCTGTCTTTGCTGACCTTCTTATGGCCAACTATATTTAGATAATGCTTTAATATACTTTCAGTAAATACTCTTGTAATAATGGCACAGGACAACGGGAAAGACTCGACATGAATAACTTTCAATTCATGGTAAATTGTCATTATTATCTGATTGGATGTTTTACAATAAAATTCATTCGTAAATATGTACTTTCTATTATTAGGGTTCTTTGAGGATCTTTGTCTGCTTGGGTTGGTTGGTTCTTCTTTTTGCTTTAATGGGTCTTGCTCACTAATGCTGGCAGTGCTTGAATCATTAGTATTTTGATGACCTTCTGTATCAACTGCAATTTCAGTATCATTCTTTCCCTGATCACCAGCATTAACATCTTGCTCTATTTTATTTAAAGTATAGCTATCAACCCTCTCTACTTCTTTTAGATAAGCATCGTAAAGATAGTTTCCATATTTTATGTAATCATCTTTATTAGACCTAGAGCTGACTGCCTTGTTATTTTTGTCTGCTACGTCCAAGATAAACTTCTCTAATGCTAAGATAAAATCTTCTTTAGGTATGTCAATTACTATTTCCAAATCCTTAGTATTGGACCTCAGCCCTATAGAGTTCCTAAAAGCTGGATTAGCTAAAAATCTTGTAACTGTGGTTAGTATTCCTTCTGTTTCAGCTTCTTTTATATCGTTTTTCTTAGCAAAATCGATAATGCTCACAGCTAATGTATTGTTGTTCGAGCGCCCACCCTCGAACCTTGTTTTTTGTTCTGCGCTCCAAGATTTAGTGCCAACTCCATTTTGTTGGCCACTATGTTTTCTTTCTAGCCATAAATTCGCATCTTCTCGCTTATCAAACACTTCACACTCAACATCCACCAACTTAGTGTTATACCTCTTTAAAATATCTTTGATTCTTTTTGAATATGGCGGTAACAAATCTGGATTTTCTAGAAGCTTAAGAGCACTTGCTCTTCTATTACCCTCAAGAACAACATATCCTACAATATCCTCAAAAACAGCAATATCCTCAATGGGGCTCAGCCAGTTTTTTGCTATATCCTCCAATAGATTCATTATCTGTTCTTTATCCATCATGTGTTCTATGATTGATATCTCATTCTCCATAATACTAGGTAATCTTGGGTTTTTTATATCAAGAACTAGTTTGTCAATTTTAAGTTTTCTTTTCATTACATTCCCTATAATAAATGGCTTTATTTCTAAAATATAAAATTATTATTTTCCCGATTAAGTGCTTTTGAGCAGCTCTACTCGCCACCCGCTAGTCCCAATCCAACGCTTCACACACCCTCAAGAATACTTCCTCTGCTTATCACATAGCTGCATCCCAACCTCTTTAGCATCACTCAAGTCAGCGCCTTCCTTAATGCTGTAAGGCACGTTTGGAGTCAGACCAGCTTGCTTCAGCGATTCTTTAGCTGCCTTATTAAGCGGAGTACCAATATAGGATTCATCAATATACACTGCAGGTTTGAAATATACTTCAGAACCAAACTCTGGATGAATGCTACACGAGATCGCACCAACTACAGTAAACGGGTAAGGTGTTTTATAATCCGTTCCCCAAAATGATTCATGTACTATGGTAATGCCAAAGTCACTATTTTGATCTTCAGGAATGCACGCAGCTAACGATAAGGCAGCTATACTAATTAACCACCAGGACAAATTGATTCGCATGGTACGCCATCCTTGTCGCGGTCTAATCTAGTGTTACCACACTTCAACGCCTGCTTAGCTTGCTCACAATTAGCCATCTGACCACAAACACTTGGCAGACCTTTGCATTGCGAACCACCAGTGCCTTTGGCGAATAGCGGATGATCAACTTCGACAGATTCCTTCAAAACCGTATTGCTTTGAAATGGGTTATCTATCGTAGTAACGCCGGCATTGGACGATAAAGCGAACACAGATAGTGCCGCGGCTAGTATTAATTTTTTCATGGGTGAATTCCTTTTCTAGAAATTATCTTAATTACTATTCAACATTAGTGACTCCATAAATTCTTCGTAACTATCAAGAATTTCAACCTCCTTGATAGCTATAGAGGCACAAGCGTTTTCAATATTATAGCCACCAACAGTTTCAGGGAAAGCATAAGAAAAGTCTGACTCAGACAACATTGTTTTTTTGAATTGTTGACTGTTAATAACCTCATCTTTAAAGCCATAATCTACACGCGCGTTGACATAATATGTTTGATCGTCACATGAAATAAACCATTGCTGCTTTGAATAATACAGTCCCTTTTTACGGATTGGATTGTTATTTATATACGTATATTGAAAAATGGCAGAAATATACTTAGGTTTATCTTTAGTGCTACTAAAGCTACTGCCTCCATACACCCTAATATCCTGTCTTTTAACTGAATCATAATCTAAGAATGTTTGCATTTGTTTATCGTCAGACTTACCTAAGTCTATCCATTCAACAGCGCTAGATACCACTGGTAAAGCCAATAAGACTGCTAACAAAACTTTATTCATAACCACATCCTTGTGTTATTCAAAATCCAACGCTTCCCGATACACGCACCATCCCAATGGCAGGGTGTCGACTGGCTTGGCGAACTTTAGAAAGTGGCATATCCATATGTAAGCCCAGTCATTAATATTCGACATATTTACCCACCACTTTACCTACTAAGTTGCATTCACCCATGGGCACCATTTTTTGTTCATGCCAGTTTGGATTAAGAGGGCGCAGGTACATATCTTCTGATGTCTCACCTAAAACAAGCTGCTTGAAGGTTGCTTCTTTATCATCGTTGCATTGCACTATAATCAGGTCGGCATTCTTTAATGCTAGAAACCCAGTCTGAGGTTCAACGTATATAATATCGCCTGGATCAAACTTAGGTAGCATGCTTTCGCCGCGAACTATTAAAGCAAAACCAAGTTTGGATAGCTTGGCAGGTCTTGGCGCTTTACCTATAGCATCCGACATCATCACTGGGTCTACGTTCGACCAACTACCCGCAGCCACCCAGCTAAGTATCGGCACCATATCGGCGTTATCAGATATAGGCGCGTGCTGAGTATCGGTAGGTGCATCAAACAAATCGTCGCCGCTTTGACCTTGCATGGCTTTTATTTGCGCTCTCAGATCATCAATTGAAGGCACTTTGTCCAAATCAAGCATTTCGCCCTGATTCTTAATTAGCCAATCGGTACTGACGCCAGTAGTTTTGGCAATATCGTACAAACTAGACGAATCTTTATTTCTACCATTCTCAATATCAGATATAGCACCTTGTGATGTTTTGACTTTCTTAGCAAGTTGATTTTGGGTGAACCCTGCGTGTTTACGGGCTTTTCTAACCCTGTTTCCTAGATTTTCGTTATTCATTTTAGTGTCCTTATTAAATATCGTAATTATGATACAAATAAATATCGTTTTGGCGTTTGATTAAATAACGTAATTACGATATTATGATTACTATTAAACGTTGGAGCGATATTTATGACTAATATTATTGATTGGAAGTCTATTGTCCGGGACCTTTTAGAAGGCAGGACACAGCTTGAGCTGCAAGAAATCACTGGTGTTCATCAAGGTGTTATTAGCGATCTTAAAAGCGGTAAACCTAAACCACACCTTACATACGTTAACGGCGCTGCTCTTATCAAAGCTCATCAAGACCTATGCCAAGACGAACAACCAGAGGAAGCTTAACTATGACAACTAAGGCCACAAATCAATTATCACTCGAACAGCTTGCATGGTCACGCAATATGCAGTCCCAAATCGTGCAAGCCGTTGCAGCGAACAAGCAAACGAATGTAGCGGACTGCATCGGCGTAGACACAACCACAGTCGGCCGCTGGTTAGACGCTAATAACACAGAGAGCAAAGTAGTAAAACTCTGCGACATGTTGGCATTCTGTGGACTCAAGGTCGTTCCTGCAAACATGAAGTGTTACGACGCCTCGAAAATCGACATCTTATTTCGATTGGCTAAAGACAATTTTCAACGCTTGGAGGAAGTCGATGATTTTTTTCATGATGACGCTAAGACGCAGATCGCTGAGGGCACTTATCGTCCAAGGGGCACGTTATGAGTTGCGAGGACTGCCCACATCACTTAGCAGACAGCGATAGATGCTGTCACCAATCAATATCTCCAGTACCAGCACTACTGATGAAAGAAGCGGTACTGGCCAACCTAAAAGACCAATGGAACACGCATTATTAACAAACAGGAGCCTGGCATGAACTCGAAAAACACGGACTTATTTAACGAACGCCAAGCAAGCTTTGCATTAGTGCAAGAATTGGCTCAAACCAAGCAAGACGATATCAAGGCGAAAAATATAGAAACGATTAAAGAAGAAGAGCAAGACAAGCAGGATAAGAACAGCGAGTTTTGGTACAGAGTCAGATGGGTATTAAACATCGTTGCACTGATCATTATTGCCGCCACGCTCTTTAGAGTATCGAAGTAGGAGATCTTATGTTTATCGGTAGAAAATTAGGTAATCCGCTTTATAGCAAAGTCGAAGCGATAGTTGATCAGAAAGGAGCGTATGGGTCAGTTAAGCACAGCGATTTTGACAGCATACGAAATAAATCTTCAGTACGCGCCATCTTAACAAGTATGGGTTACAAACCTTGTAATGAGGCAAAACCTAGTGTTTGGAAAGAGGCAAGAAAAAAGAGTATATCGACTAATTCGTCGATCAAAGCTGAAAAAGAAATGGGAACTAAAACAGGTCAGCTTGTTTTGGATGAGCTTAAAGCCAATGGCGTGTATCAGGTATCTAGCTTCAGTCTTTCACGAAAATATCTAGACAATATCATAGTCGAAATACGCGAGCTTGGTTACTCAGTAACAGGGATAAGAGAAGGCAACCTGGTCAAATCGTACAAATTAGACGCGCAATAAAAAACGCCCTTCAGATGCAACTGAAAGGGCGCTTACTTACTTAAAACACTAGCTAAGAATTGGAGTATGACATGAAATTACCAACCATTCAAGAAAATCAAGATTTGCAGCAAGCAGTCGATGCGAAAGAGCTTTATCAGTCTCTAGGGCTAGATATTAGTAACTGGTCGAGGTGGTCCGCTAAAAACATAGCCGAAAACCCATTTGCTGTTCAAGGTGTGGATTTTTTGGGGTTCGTCATGATGACGAGCGGCAATAAAGCTCAAAATTACCTACTATCAATCGACTTTGCCAAAAAGCTAGCAATGCAAGTTAGAACAGAGATGGGTGAGCGCATCAGAGACTATTTCTTAGAGTGCGAGCGCAGAACTCAACAGTCAGTCACAGCACTACCTGATTTTACCAATCCAGCATTAGCGGCTAGAGCATGGGCTGATGAATACCAAGCTAAGCAGATAGCGCAAGAGCAGTTGGCAGAAGCTCAGCCTAAGATTAACTTTCATGATGCAGTAGCTGCCAGTAGAACAATGATGACGGTATCTGATGTGGCCAAAAAGATAGGTATGACAGCTCAAGAGCTAAATAAGAAGCTAGTAGACATAGGTGCTTACGATAAGCGCAGACTACCAAAAAAGGTATTTGGCCATAATTTCATCACCAAAGGCTATGGCGTTATGAAACTCACAGCAGATGGCTACGATCGCAACCTGTTAACTCAATCAGGTCAAATTTATCTCATTGGGCTATTTAGCCGCGCAAGAGAATTGGAGGCCGTGTGAGCAATCTATTAATCAATGAGCCGCCTCTTCAAGTCCTTCCTAGTTTAGCCAAAGCTATAGGGCTTAATGAGGCGATCATGCTCCAACAGGTTCACTACTGGCTTCATCACGCCAGAGTGAAGCATGACGGCCGTATGTGGATTTATAAAACCTTTGAGCAGTGGCACGATCAAGACTTTTCTTTTTGGTCGCTTAGTACGATAAAACGCATCTCAAAAAACCTAATCAGTATGAATTTATTATTAGTAGAAAAGCTCGCAAATAACTCTTTTGATCGCGTTAATCACTATACCGTCAATTATGAAAAACTGGCTGAGTTAGTTGCAAATAAGCCTAAAAGCCCCGTAACTACCGATAGTGTCAATGTGACCCAATCGAATGGTGCAAATTGCCATCAGCATAGTGTCAATGTGACCCAATCAGATAGTGTCAATGTGACACGATGTTTAAGAGATAACAAAGAGAATACTAAAGAGAATATATATATAAGCGATTCTCAAAATGAAGATGTTATCTCAGTAATGAATAAAAACGCTCAGTCTATTTTGAATTGGCAAGCACCTAGCAAAGAAACTATGCAAGCAGAGTTGGTTAGAGCTGGATCAATACTCAACATGACAGATGATCAGTATCAAATCTATGTTGGTGATTTCAAAGCACACTTTGAGCAAAACGCATTGAAAGGTAATCCATTGTTGGGTGACAGGAATAGGAAGAACAGGCTAAGGCAGTGGCTGGAAAACATAGCAAAGAAACAGCCAAAGCAATCAAATGTATTTCAAGGAGCCACCAATGCGAACACTCAACCAGTTAACAGCCAACATCAACAATTCAACACAAGCACCACAGCAGGCTATGCAGCCAAGCTTGATGCAGATGCAGACGCCTACTATGCAGAGCAAGCAGCAATCGCCGAGCAAGCAGTTGACGGAAGCCCTGAGAACGCTTTTTAAGCAGTGGAAAGCATGGTTCAAAAATAAGATGAAAACCAAGGATGATGATTTTGATTGGTCGTTCGACATGGTTCTAGTTTGGGCCCGGTACCTAACCAAGAAACGAATCACAGCACCAGAGTTTGATGCAGCCAGTGAATTATCTTTTGATCAAGACTGGATGCCAAGCAATGCAAAAGAGTTTTTGGCGTTGGTACGCACACAGCAAGCCAATGAATACCCATCAGCACAAGCAGCCTTTGACAACGCTTGCAACCAGTGTGGATTGATTGAAGACCGGTACGTTAAACGCCAGTGGCTGCATGCAGTGGTACTAGAAACAGCAAATCGTATCGGCTGGGGCAAGCTTAAAAACGCTAACAATTACTTCCTGAAGGCGTTTACCAGTGTTTATGAGCAAGTGGTCAGTGAACATAGAGACGGAGCAACCTTTGTAATACCTAAGTCACATCAAGTTGAGTATGAGCGCACTGTGGTAACGCCTGGTAGTGAAGCGGACAAGAATATCACAGAGCAGCTATCCAAAATCATGA